CGCTCGCTGTTCCAATAATTGAAAACTCTTTCAGGCGATGAGGCCCGAGAACGGCAAAGCCGCTCTCTCGCTTACTCACCTGATAGATCTGAGATAAGCTATTCATAAGCTATCTCCTTATGCTTGGTCAGAGAATGCAGGTGCAGTTGCTGACGTTACAGTGCCGAAGATCTGATAGTTTGTATCGTCTAACCCAATGAATGTAACATCGAAAGCCGCTGGAACATTGATCTGGAAGATGCTGTTTGAATCGCCATCAGATCCCACAACAGAGACTTCGTTGTCTGTGTCGAGGAATGTCACTGCGCCAATATAGAAGTTGGTGTCATCCCCTGTGTCGAAGATTGCATCGAAAGATGCCGCCGATGCACCAGCAAACACAAAGCGATACGCAACGCCTGCCGCAGGTGCTGGTAGTGTGTATGTGTTGTCTTGTGATGGGTCTGGGACTAGACTGATTCGGCCGCCGTGTGTTGTCGCCGCAATGGTAACATCACCGTCTGCCAAAGAAACTGGTGTAACTTGAACACCTGATGCGTCAATAACGAAAGACTCTGTAATTGCGCCAGATGCTGTGTTTTTTGATATGACCTTGAATCCATTTTCTGAACGGACTGGTCCTGTGAAAGTTGTGTTAGCCATGTCATTCTCCTGTCGTGGCTGATGTCAAAAGTGCAAATGCACCTTTGTCAGGGAATAAAAAGGGGCCCGAAGGCCCCTCTATTGTTTAGTCAGCTCCGGGTGAACCGAAGATTCCTAGTGGGTCAGAGACACCGAATGAGTAACGCTCACGCGCTTTGTAGCGCACGTTACCTGTATCGAAGTCACCGTCCATTGATGTTTGCATTGGTGTGCGCACGAAGTGCTTCATACCATTAGGAACATCTGTCACAAGGAAGAACGCATCGTTGTCAGTCAAGTAGTGGTTGACACGATAGCCTTCTGGGATTGACCCATTTGAGCGAAGTGCGTTGATATCGTTGTCTGCTGTACCAACACGCAGATCTGTTTCGAGCAAACGAGTTGCAACGAACATCAATGCAGGTGGAACAATCAGCTTACGAGGACGCGCCGCAATCAAGAGGCCACGCTCATCTGTGAACGCCGCAATGTCAATCACTGCTTGTTCGAGAGACGTCTCGTTCAAGTCAGATGCTGTTGCCAAGCGGTTACGGTTGTTTGTGCCTTCAACTGTTGCGTGAGTTGTTGAGAACAAAGTTGTTCCGTCACCTGAGTTGAAAGTTGTGAAACCGTTGTTCAACAGAGCGGCCGCTTTTGTCTGCTTTGTGTAAGCCATTGCGCGAGCAAGTGCTTTCGTGTAACGAGCAGACAGTGCGTCATACAGGTTATCTTCCATCGCTTCTTCAGTGACAGAGAAACCCATCGCTACTGTTTCGTGGTTGTAACGAGCTGTGAAAGCTTCTTGTGCTGAATCATAAGTGATTGCCGCACCTTCGTTCTTCACAGGAGCCGCGCCAAAGCCTGACAGCTTGACTTCTTCCTCGAATGAACGCTCAGAATTTTCAGTCTCGTAAATCTCAGCGTGTTCGTTTTCGTACTTTTCGTACTCCAAACCGAACAGCGCATTGAGGCCCGGTAATAGCTCTTTAAGGAGCTGGGAACGTGAAATAGCCATTGTCTAGCTCCTTATGCTAAGCCAAGTGAGTTGTGATATGAATGGACACCCACGTTGAGCTTTACATAAAACTCTGGGTAGTCATCATTCTCCGTACCCGGTACAACTTCAACAATGCGCACTGCAAGTGTTGATGTTGCCGCCAAGCTTGCGCCGTTTGCTCCAACAGCCAATGCAACACCAGACTTACCAGTTGATGTTGAACCAGATGTGTTGTAGTCAAGCGCGGCATTCATGCCAACAGCGCCAGCATAGCCAGAGCCATCTGTTCCGCTATTGAATGTGCCAAGAGCCGCAGTACCCTTCACTTGGAAGATCAGGTCTGGGTCATCAGCTACGCGAACAAATACTTCTGTTGCGCCACCTGTGACCAAGTTTGCTGGCAAATAGTTGTCAAACTGCTGTACGCCGTTTGAATCGATGTAACGACAGCCAACGCAAACGCCCATGATACCTGCTGTTGCATCTGCTGATGTTGCAGGGATCTTGATTGCTGTTGGAGTAGCCGATACTGCGCTCGGAAGTCCTGCTGTTGACAATACAACGAGGTCACCATTGAAGATGGCCGCTGAGTTGTTTGCCTTGACAGGAAACTCACGGAACGCACCATTGTAATGGCCGAATCCAAGCTTTTGCTTTGGAATCAAGCCATATGGGGTGCTTGATGCAGACATTTCATTCTCCTAAATATGTCTATGCGGCACCCCTACAGTTAGGAGTTGCCGCTACCAAATGATACTTTTGTTGATCGCTCAGGTCTCAGCATCGGCATGCGAGGGTCATTCTCACGCATGTAGTTGTTGTCCACTGATTCCATCTGACGATCGTTGATGTCTTGAAGGTATTCTTTTCGGGCATCGACATTTTCTTTTGAGTTCTTACACAAAAGTAATCCGCCAACTTCCACATTCCCATCAAATCGAGAATCAATATCTGACATGACTTTCAGCTCTGGATGGTCTTCTGCTCGGACTGGTTCCCAGCCTTCACGGAATTTTGCAGAGACGTTTGTATTGTCAGCTTGTCCCATCATTGATGTCCGAATATAGCGGAAAGAGTATCCGTCTTCGCTATCAGGACTTGGGATTCTTGATGCTGGTGCCCATGACTTCTTGCGCTCAGTCTTTTCTCGGGTCTGAGTTTCCCGTGGTGTTCTTGATGTCATTACCGCATCTCCTTCAACATTTGCGCCGCATATTGTTCGTTTGTGAGCCCGAGACGCTTGGCGAGTGCGACTTGGGTTTGAGTCAGCTTGATTTTGCGAGGTCCTTTGCTTGCTCGTGAAGCGGGGGCGACCACGTTACCCGGCTGGCGTTGCTGACTCCCGCCGAAGTTTTCTGGAAACCGCTTTTGAATGCTTTCATCAATTGCGGCGTAGTATTCATCAGAAGAGGTATCGTACCCTTCTGTGACCAATCGTTGGTGGACACCAAATGCATACGAAGTCATCTCTGGATCTTTTTGGAACCATGGATTTCTTTCTGCCCAGCTCTTTGCTTTTGCGTCTGGTTCAGCGACTTGTGGGCGTTGTGGTGCCTGTGTAAAATTTGGTTCGGGCGATTCAACATACTGTTGTGGCCGGTAATCGCTGAGCTTGAACTTCTCTGCTTGCAGAGCTGTTAAGTTCTCTTGAGCCTCTAGTATCTTGTCTGTATCGCCTGTCTCATACGCATTGCGATAATTAAACTTCGCCTGTTCGATCTGTGCATCGATTCGGTTTCTGGCTTGATCAACCAAAACCTGCTCGCCCTGCGTCAGTGTTTTCTTTAGACGGTTGTTTTCTTCATGGAGGCGCTTGGCCGCCGAGATCGCTTCCTCACGAATCCGCTCTGCCTCTTCTTTGCGGCGGCGCTCTTCGTGGTACTCAAAGCGTAATTGCTTTATGCGCTTCTGAACATTCTCAGAATAGTTCTCAATTTCATTGTCTTCAGGGATCTCAGGTTCTTTGTCATCATCCCTGCGTGGACGATTGCGATCTTTTTCGGGGGTATCGTCTACAACCTCAATCTCAAAACCAGAATCCTCTTCTTCTGGAGTTTCAATTTCTGTTGTTTCGATTTCTTGCTCTAATTCACTCATGCGCGTTCAATGCCTCTTGGATTCTCGACAATGGCTTCAACCGAATCATCATTGATGAGTCGGAACTCTTGTCCCTTCACTTTGAAACGAGTCCCAGTGTAGGAACGGAAGATAACCCAGTCGCCCAATTTACAATACGGGCCACTTGGAAATTTGTCTTGATCTAAGTACGCATCTTCGCCCATCTCAATGACGTAGCCGAAAATAGATGCTGTGGATTCTTTGTTACGGTATTCGTTTGCGATGATGATCCCACCCTCGGTGGTCTCTTCGATTTCTGGGCATGCAACAAGGATCTTGTATCCCTGTGGAATCGGAAGGATTTCTTCGAGCTCTTCCGTCATCTCGAATTGTTTAACTTGCATGTTGTTCCTTGCTTACGGTTGAGGTCCGTAGTACCGTGCGTCTAAGACGTATTTTTCACTGCTTACAGTATACCATGGGTTGACAGGGCTTATTCTGCGTTATTTGCCCTTTCTTCCAAATCAAGAATTTCCCGCTCAACAAGGGCGAGAGCCTTGATCATCCCTGCACAATAGTTGTACTGGTTAAAATCTTCACAGCCACCACTGGCCATGTGGTCAGCAGTCGTATTCATGTGTTCTCGAATCTTTGATTTAATCAAATCAAGCTCAGTCATGGTGCCTCCAAAAAGTGCAATTGAACTTATTGCCCTTCATTTTGGGCGAGAGTTCGTGCAATTTCAACCCCATATTTCAGACCCTGCATTTGATCCTGTCGCTCAAGTTTGTCTTTCTCAGAGGCAATCTTGACGCCAAGTCGTGCACCCTCTTGACGCTCTTGTGAGTCGATACGTTCTTTTTCAATCTCGTCTTTTGACAGAATCTTCTGTGCTTCGATTTGCAACTTCTGCATATCCAATTCACGCTTGTGCTGGAACTCTGCTTCCTTGAGGGCAAGCTCGCGCTGTTGAATCTGCGTGAGTGGATCCTGCTGTTGCTGTTGCGCTTGCTGTTGCGCCGCCTCAGCTTGGTCTTTCTGGAGAACTTTTGCGGCCGCCTTTGCAAGAACTGGTGACAGATCCCTTTCGATGTCTTCTGGGAGGATCTTGTCGCTCGGAAGAGCAACACCCAACTGCTTTTCAATTTCTTTTCTGTACTGGAATGCAACGTGTTCAGTGATATGCTCTGCCATAGCCGCTTGAATCGCACTGGCAAATGGTGATTGACCAACCATCTCGCGGATCTTTGGATCCTGCATGAACGACATATGCACGGCAATGTGTGCTTCGTGGTCCTGATATTCAAAAGCTTTGACCGCTTCTTGATTCAGCATCGCCATGTTCTCTGAAACAGGATCCATGTTTGCCACTTCCTCAGGAAGCTTGACGATCTCCTTGGCATCCTTGATATCCAGCACCTCAAGCATTTGGCGATGGAGCTTTGCCATATCGTAAAACTGTGGTGCTTGCTGGGCGAGTTGTAATGCCGCTTGGTATTGTATGACTCGTTGTGACATGGTTGCCGCATTCGGATCAGAGACAGGGATTACATCCACTCGTCCATCGAAGTCTTCAACGCGAGAATACTCACCGTCAATGGCGTAGTCATATTCGGGCGGCATGTAGTCATGAATCACTTGTGCTATCAGCCGAAGCTCTTTCTTAAGTGATGCGTGGAGTCGGGCTTGAACCCCGGACATCACTTTCATGTTCCTCTCTAACAGGGCAAGTGTTGTGCCGACAGGGGCGTTGGCTGACATCTCACCGATGTTGATATCGGCGACCGAACCAATTCTTCGGCCTTCCTCAACAATATTGCCAAGCAAGTTGTATAAAACACTCGATGGTTCTTTGTATGGCAGTGGGAAGATGTTATCCCGAATCGCCCCGCCCGGAACATCCACATCACGGAACTCACCCGGAGTCAACGGAGACTCATCTCCTTTGATGCGTAGGCCGCGAGTCTTTAGACCTGCTGGTAGGTTGGATAAAGTCCCTGCGTCAACCAATTGACGAAGGATTGACGTTGCTGATTTGGCTAAGCCGCCAATAAGATGGATAAGCCCAATGCCGTAGAAGCCAAGTCCGGGGAGGTACCTGTAATGCACAAAGTGATCTCTCTTGCGCTTCTTCGTGTCATCTTCATACCAGTTTCTGCGAATGGATAAAACTGTTCTTGAGCTTTTGTCGAGTGTGACAACGTAGGGTCTTGCGATGCCGTATTCATCAGAAAATGGCTCGGGCAGGTCAAGATCAACATGCATCTCAAGTAGAGTGTGTCGGTCATCATCTTCAACCGAGTAGTCGCTTTCGCCTTCCATTTCATCGTACTTCTCCTGAATGTCAGAGAAATCTGGCTCGGGATCCGGTAAATCAAAGTCTCGATAGAATCCGTTCACCATGAGCTTCAACACCTCGTTAGATGTTTTCTTCATGACATGTGTGTAGCGCTCACAAGTGGTTAAATCACTGGCGCCATAACTGACAACGAAGTCTTCCGCAGGAACAAAGACTGCGGCTGGACGTTCGAGCATTGGGTCATAGTAAACTTTGCGGAATGCAGATCCTGCCAGTGGCAGTCTGAACAAAAGTTGTTCGGTCTCATCGCGGTAGTCCGTCATGTTCTCGATCAACTGGTAATTCATTTCCCGCTCAATGCGGCTGGCCTGCTGGACCACCTCTGTTTTGCCATCAGAGATAATCGTTGTTCTGACTGGGCCTGATGCAGGGAAGATTTCCATCATAGCCTGTGCTTGGAATCGAACAACAGCTTCAGTGAGCACTGGGTGGAATACACCGCAGGCGCCAGCCCATGGCTGATCACGATCTTCGATCTTCATTCCGAGTAAATCAAGACCTTTGACATATGCTCTTGCCCAATCTTTACGGCTGGTTCTGTCACCATTGAATTGCTCAACAAGGTCTGACCCAAGCTCTTCAAGATCCGCCTCTTCCATGAACTCTGCAAGGTTTGCGTTATGATCCGGGCCAAGAATATCTTCCTGCATGTCCTCATCAAAGACAATGAGAGCTCCGCCATCCTCTTGTTCAATAGATACTGCATCTGGATTGATGATCTCAATCTCAATCTCAGGAGAATCCTCAACCGTATCTGGGATTAATTTGTCGTCAAGAGGTTTATCAATTGCCATTAGTAATACTCAACCCGTCTTTTGTATGCTGGCTCATCATCCCAATCGTCCATGTCCGATCGGATCCATCCTCCC